AGGCTTTTGGAAACCAGCCGGTAGCAGCAGCAACCATAGGGCTTACCGGACACTTCCATCACTTGCGCGTTCAAGAATTAGGACTTTCGGCAAATGGAGGCAGCAGGTATTGGATACAAGGCAAAACTATGGATAACGGAAGCAGTTGGTTCAGGCTGACTCAGGGCAGCGACTCTCAGCCTGGACTGACTTGCTTCGAGCTAGAACGCAATAAACACTTCACAGGCAGCGTGTTCAATGTATAGTGTTAGTAACACACAGAAAGGTAAGAACATGAAGTTCTTTGCAGTAGCACTAGCCTCAGCGCTAGGTTTCGTTGGAGTCCACATCATTGTGGGCTGGATAACCTACAACCTTCCATTACTAGCAATTGTGTTGATTATGACTGGCTTTGTGTCGTTCATCATTGCGCTTTTAAATGATCTAGGGGTAATTACAATTGATTTGTCCAAAGTGTTCAACAGAGCATCACGATAGAAGTAACAGGCAAGTCCCATGTAGGGACTGCTACGGAAAAGGAAAATGGCAGACTGGCACAACTCGACAGACTGGGCGAAAGCGAGAGCCTACGCGAAAACAGTCTTAGAGCCTGTTTGTGTAGTTTGTGAAAAAGAACTGGCGGGGGGAGATTGGACGATAGATCACATAGTCCCGCCTACACAGAACGGAGAACCAAACCATGACATCAGTAACCTGCAATCAATGTGCCGTAGTTGTAACGGGCGCAAGCAAGACCGCACCCTTATCAGAACCGCCTGGAGGTCGCCACGCTGGTAAAGTTGAGACACTACCCAGAGCGCTTTGGGCAATGGCTCTAAAAGGGCGTAAAAAGGGCAGACACGCGAAAATCGCTGGAAGGCACGCAGCACCACCCCGGGCTTTTTTCTAGGCTCGCTGCCAATCCCGCGCAAGCACTGACTTTTTCACGCACTAGCCAAATTATTTGAGGAATAGAACCGAATGATAGAGAAAGCAATTCAGGATTGGTTGGACGAACTGTCTTTGAACCTGGAACAAAAGGTTTTAGCAGGATTAGCTCTCAGGCTAGCTGCCAACTTTGACAAAGAGGCGAATACGTCTACCGCAGCCGAGTTGCGCAAGACTGTGCTTGAATTACAAAGGCAATTAGCTGCTAATCACATTGACTTTGATCCTATTGAGGAATTGCTAACGCGATAATGCTTCCTTATTTCCAAAATGATTTAGTGCAGCTTTTTCACGCCAATAGTTTTGAAGTTATGTCTACTTTGTCGGACTCTTCCGTAGATTGTGTTATTACAGATCCACCTTATTGCGATTATGTCCACAAAAACACAAGGTCTAACAAGTCAGGAACAGCTCGTGCTTCCATAGACTTTGAATCATTTTCAGTCGAAGATTTACATAAAGCATTTGATGAATTAGGAAGATTGACTAAACGCTGGGTTGTCAGCACGTTAGCTTTTGAACACGCTTACGAATTTACTCAGCGACCTCCCGAAGGGCTTGCATACAAAAGAATAGGAGTTTGGGTGAAAAATAACCCAATGCCTCAAGTTTCAGCGGATAGACCCGGACATGGCTGGGAAAGCATTATTTATTTACATAAAGCCAATGAAAAATCTTCTTGGAATGGCGGAGGCTCACATGGTAATTACGTTACTAATTTAGCAACCCCAACTGGACACCCAACACCCAAACCGCTATCTATGATTAGTTCTTTTGTTGAAAGATTTAGCAATACTGGTGATTTGATACTAGATCCTTTTGCCGGAGGGGGAACCACGCTATTGGCAGCCAGAAATTTAGGTAGACGGGCAATAGGTATTGAAATAGATGAAAAGTATTGTGAAATTATAGCCAATAGGCTATCTCAGGAAGCGTTTGTGTTTTAGTGCTACAACTGCCTTCTATCTGGACTAAAGCGCTATCTGAGGACTTTCCCAGTGACGGCGATCAGCTGCTAAAGCTAGTAGATGTTGCATGGCGCAGCCCAGAGAACCCAGACGGCATAAAGCTAGATGAGTGGCAACGTTGGTTGCTTACGCACGTCCTAGAGCGCTACCCCGAAAGACATGAGTTAGCAGGGCAACTGCGCTATCGCCAGGTTGTTATCTCAATGGGCAGACAGAACGGCAAGTCATTGCTTGCAGCTATCTTGGGTGTTTATGGGATGCTTATGCACCAGCGCAGCGGGGCAAGCGTTATCTCACTGGCAAGCTCGATAGATCAGGCTCGCATTATCTACAACAGAGTGTTGTTCGTTATTCAAAGCAATAACTTTCTATCTAGGCGCTTCAAGAAAGCATCAGAGTCGCGTGGCATTGTCACAGCAGACGGCACAGGTCGCTATGACGTGAAGCCTGCTAAAGAGGGCGCACTTCAGGGTATCCCTATCAGTCTTTGTCTGTTTGACGAACTACATCTAGCAAAGCAGGGTATGTGGAGCGCAGCGGTTCTAGGAACAGCGCAGCGACAGGATGGCATTGTTATCGGGATTACTACAGCAGGCGATCAGAACAGCGAGACACTGCTAGAGCTTTACAAGTCGGGGCAGACCGCAGCTAGTGGCGATGCAGAGCTAGAGCGCTTTGGGTTCTTCTGTTGGGAAGCACCGCAACACGCAAAGGTGACTGACCCCGATGCTCTCAAAGCAGCCAATCCTTCAATCTCAGCTGGAAGGTTAGACTTGCAGACAGTCCTAACCGACCTAAAGACTTTGCCAGAGCATGAAGCTCGCAGATACAGACTCAATCAGTTCATTAGTGGCACAGCGCAATCTTGGATACCTAGCGACACTTTCCGCAAGGCAGGTGGCAAGCTTTCTATCCCGCAGACCGGTGGAGTGTTTGCAGTGGACATCTCGCGCAACTGGGAACACGGAACTATCTGCTATGCCAACGAAGTAGACGGCGAACATCACACAGAGATCGTGCAGACTTTCGTTTCGCCCAATGAGACACAGCTTTACAATCGCCTAGTCGAGCTTCACGAAAAGTTTGAACCCAGGGCTATAGCTCTAGATGATCGCACACTTCCATCACTAGGCAAACGCTTGAAGCTAGCGGGCTTTCCGCTGTGGCAACTGTGGACTAAAGAAATGAGCGCAGCTTGCAGTGTTGTTTACGCGCTGTTCGCAACAGAGAAAGCGAAGCACAACAACGACCCGCTGCTAATCAAGCAGTCACCCAATGGGATAGCTAAGTATTCGGGCGAGACTTGGTTGATAAGTCGCAAGGAATCGCTAGGCGAGATAGATGCACTAATGGCAACTGTTATGGCGCTTTATGTGAGTTCGCGCGCGGAACACGCGCAGATAGGTGTATTCTAATTTGTTCTGATACAATAGGATTTATCTATGGCTACTTTATGGCAACGCCTATTCGCAAACCCTACTGAAAAAAGAGCAGCACAGCCCACGATACCCACGCGTGAAGCTGCAACAGTCACAGCAGATACGGCGATCACTTTAACCGCTGTTTACCGCGCTGTCCAAATCATTGCTACCCCGATTAGCAAGATGCCAGTAAACACATACCGCTTCGCTACCGGTGTCGAGCTAAAGGTCGAGAACCCAGTTCTGATTAACAAGCCAGACATCAACCGCAACAGGCGCGACTTTCTTTATGAGACTGTCACAAGTCTTGCGCTAGAGGGCAACGCTTTCTGGTATAAGAACTACGGCAGCAACGGACAGGTAAACAACCTAACCCTTCTGCCCGCAAGCGCAGTTAGTGTCACCTACAAGGATTCGCTAGACATTACTAAGGGTGTCAATTACGACTATCTTGGCAAGCGCTACAGCTCTCGCGAGATTGAACACCTAAAGCTATTTAGCAAGACTGGCAACCTACGAGGCATTGCACCTATTCAGGCAGCTCGCGCAGATGTAGCAGCAGCTCTCGACCTACGTGACTACGCAAAGAACTGGTTTAGCAGCGCAGGTGTCCCAACCGGTATTCTTAAGACCAACCAAGCGCTCAATGAAGAGCAGGCAAGCACCATCACTAACAACTGGCACAACAAACAACAGAATCGCCAGATCGCAGTTCTAGGTAACGGCTTTGACTACCAGCAAGTAGCACTGTCCCCACGCGATGCACTGTTCACTGAGATTGTCGAGCAGAACACAGTTTCTATCGCTCGCTTATTCGGTATTCCGGCAAGAATGTTGATTACTACAGTCCCAGGTGGAAGCGACACCTACACCAACCTTCAGGACGAGCAAAAGACCTTCTACCTAACTACGCTGTCCAGCTACACCGATGCAATCGCAGATGCATTTAGCAACTGCCTACCAAGAGCAACCCGCGTGGAGTTCGACTGGCAGCACATCTTTAGGGCAGACATAGAAACACGTTATGCCTACTACGCAGCAGGTATCGCAGCAGGATTCCTCTCCCCAGAAGAGGTAAGAGAAAAGGAAGGT